TCAATCTAAGGCTAAGAAAATAGATTTTGGATATGAAGGTAGCGTGTTTGAATTCTTTGACTTTAAAAACAAGTTAAGCGTAGTAACAAGGCATCAATTTATTGAAGGTTTAAAACGTGGCGTAAAATGAAAGTAAGACGTAATTTAACACGGTTTAGAAACCAGCCTTTAACGGTGCGTAACAATAGAGTATTTCAATACTGGAAAAGAAAAGTTTTAAAAAAATGGATTAATAATGAATTTGATTAAAAAATAATTTGTATATTTGTACACGGTTCGGCTTCACACTATAGAACCTAAAGAAGTTATTAAAACCTTTTAATGAATTTGGAAGTGAAGCCCCAAAGGATTTAAGAGGTTTTTTTTATGCTTAAAAATTGATATTATGAAAAACATTTACTACTTAATAGAAATTACAAAACATCATTCTAAAACAAATAATATGAATTGGTATGCAGCAGTTTATTCTAATGGTTTAGATTTAATTGATAAAGAATACGCAGTTGGCGAAGCAATACCTACAATTATTTTATCATGAATAGTTACGAATTAAGTAGAAAGTGGTTCGACTGGTGCTATGAAAACCCCGAAAAAATATCTCCTAATCATTCAGCACTTTATTTTTTTATAATTGAACATTGCAATCGTTTAGGATGGAAACAAAAATTTGGCTTACCAACAACAATGGCAAAAGAAGCAATAGGAATTAGAAGTTATAATACTTACATAACCACTTTAAATAATTTAGTTGAATTTGGCTTTATTGAACTTATTGAAAAAAGCAAAAACCAGTATTCAAGTAATATAATTGCCCTATCAAATTTTGATAAAGCACATGATAAAGCACTTGATAAAGCGTTAATAAAGCACACGACAAAGCAACTTCAAAGCATTGATAGTATAAATAAACAAGAAACAAAGAACAATAAACATATACCTGAATTTAATGAATTTTTAGAATATGCAATTTCACAAGTGCCAAACGTAAACAAAGAAGATGTTAGACTAAAATACGAAAGTTGGAAAGTGAACGAATGGAAAGACGGTAACGACAAAAAAATTATGAATTGGAAAACAAAATTAAATAATACTTTGCCTTACATTCGTAAAGACGAATTCAAAACTTATACACCTAACATAATACACGAATAAAATGTATAAAAGACTAAGTGACCTACAAACGGAATTACACAATATAAGGCACGAAAAGAACGTACGCGGTAATTCAATAGGCTGGACTTTCGACCAAATACCCTACACGGTAAAAGAAGGATGTACAACTTATATAGGAGCAGCACCAGCAAGCGGTAAAACGGAAATATGGTTTGAGTTTTTAATTAATTTAAGTTGCTTACACGGTTGGAAACACGTAATATTTTCCCCTGAAACGGGTAACGCTGCGGAAATTTACGCGGAATTATGCTATAAATATATCGGAAAACCGTACACAATAGGCGAAAATAACATGACACAAGGCGAACAAGTGGCTTCAGAAATGTTTATTAACGAGCATTTTATAGTAATTGACCCTATAGACGAAGATTTAACGCTTGAAAACTTTTATAAATTAGTAGATGAAATTGAACGTACACAAGAAATAACAATACAAACTACTACGATTGACCCCTGGAACGAACTTACTGAAGAATATATTCATTCGGATTTAGGCCGCGAAGACAAATATTTAAGTAGAATTTTAGGAATGGCACGTAAAAACGCCCGAAAGACGAAAAGACATAATTGCATTATAAACCACGTACGTGACCAAGCACCCGTAACACAAAACGGACATACATTTTACCCTATGCCAACTGCGCGCGACTTTGCGGGCGGTCAAGTATGGTTTAGAAAAGGTTTAACGGTTTTAATTCCGTGGCGCCCACCCGCTGGAGTAATGGATAGCGAAGGTAATTTATATGAAGAAAACGAAGTACACTTAAAAGTGGCTAAAAGCAAGCCTAAAGGCGTTTCAAAAAACGGTACTTACAAAATGTATTTAGACGTTGAAAAATATCAATACTATATAAAAGACATGGTAGGAAATAAAATATACGCTATGCGACAAAAACACGAATTAAGACCCGTTTCAAATAGTTTTCCTGTACGTAACCCTGATATTGTAAACGGAAAAGAATTACTTTCGTTTAGCGAACGAATGAAACAAGGAGCTTTTAAAGAATTAGAACCAAGAATAAATAAAGACGGAAACCCAGAAATGCCATTTTGATTATCAGGTCTTGGCGGGATAAAGCGGGATAATTTGAACGTCGATTGAATAAACATAAAATAAAAGTATGTCGAAAAAACACGAAAAAATAAAGATATGAGCATTGAAATGATAAAAAGAAAAACGGGTTTATGGACGGTTTATTTAAAGATTCAAAATTCTTTAGAGAACATCAAAGAAAAACACGGACACAGAAAAGATTTAATTGATTCAATGGAAAAGAGTTTAACCGAAGTAGGTGAAGCGGTGTTATACTTTGAACACGTAGATAAACTACTTCAGGCAAGTAATAAAAAACAATTTGCAATGGAAATTGAAATAATGCAACTAAAACAAAAGATTCGACATTTAGAACAAATTAATCAAACGATAGAGATATGAAAACACGAAAATGTAAATACTGTAAATCCGTCTTTTCACCGATTACAACACTACAAAAGAATTGTTTTGAACCAAGTTGCGTAGCTGAATGGATAAACGAGGTAAAAGAAAAGAATTGGAAACGTAAAAAGGCGAAGTTAAAATTAGACTTAATGACCTTGTCCGATTACATAAAATTGGCACAGCAAGTATTTAATAAATATATAAACCTACGGGATAAAGGATTGCCTTGTATAAGTTGCGACAAGCCAATTACAGGGCGCGTAAACGCTTCGCATTACTTCAACGCTAATAACCATTGGAACGTTCGTTTTAATGAATTTAACGTCCACAGCAGTTGCATTACGTGTAACCAGTATTTAAGCGGTAATTTAATCGAATATAGAAGTAGATTAATTAACAAGATAGGAATTGAACAATTAACACTTTTAGAAGCTGAAGCTAATAAAACACGGAAGTTTACAATAGACGAATTAAAGGAAATAATTAACAAGTATAAATTAAAAATTAAACAATATGATAACAAACTTTGAAGAACATACCAGCGAATTAACAGCTGAAGAAATGGAAATATTAAATATAGTAATTCACGGATTTAGACAGTATAAAAAGACGAACCCGATAAAAAGCGAATTAATAGTAACACGAATGAATCAGTATCTACAATACAACGGATACAAAATAAAAATGACTGGTCCGCGTTTACGCAAAATGGTTAATTACATACGTTCAAATGGCTTAATACCCTTAATAGCTAACTCACAGGGATATTTCACAAGCGATTGTAAGCAAACTATACTTGAACAAATAACAAGCCTTCAGGAACGAGCTAACTCGATTGAACGATGCGCACAAGGTTTAAAGAAATTTCTATAAATATTTTTTTTAATTATAGTTATATTAGATTTTATTATTATATTTGCAAAACACAAAACAAAATAACATGAAAGTTTTAACTAAAATTCAGGCGGAATTAAAATGTCCTAAAGGAAGCTTCAATAAGTTTGGCGGCTTCAAATATCGTAGTGCGGAACAAATACTTGAATCTGCAAAACCTATTTTATTTAAACACGAAAGCGTATTAATACTTTCAGATGAAATAATAGAAGTAGGTAGTAAGATATTTTTAAAAGCAACCGCAACTTTGATTAACACGGATGGTGAAATTAAAGTACATGGTTACGCTGAATTAGGAGAACACAAAGGAATGTCAAGCGAACAAACAACTGGCACGGCTTCAAGCTACGCACGTAAGTACGCATTGAACGGTTTATTCTTAATTGATGAAACGGAAAACGACCCTGATTCAAAAGATAATAAAAAAGCGGAAACGTTAGACAACAAAAGATTTCTCGAAGCATTAAAAGCAATTCAAAACGGAAAATTTACCGCTGAAGAACTACGAGCTAAATTTGATTTAACTAAAGAACAACTTGCTGCGCTATGAAAATACGATGTTCACAAATAGGTAAAATTATGACAAACCCCCGAGAAAAGGGGGTGCGTCTTTCTCAAACTACTAAAACATATCTTTTAGAGTTGGCCGTTGAAGAAAAATACGGAATACATAAAGAATTTTGGTCAAGGTACACGGACAAAGGTAACGAAGTAGAAGCTGAAGCAATAGCGCTTGTTAACGATGTTTTAGACGTAGGATTTATTTACAAGAATGAAGAACGTTTAGAAAACGAATATCTAACTGGAATACCTGACGTAAACACGGACGTATTAATAGACGTAAAAAGTTCTTGGGATGCGTTTACGTTTTTTGACAAGGTAGTAGAAGACGAACTAAAAAACAAAGATTATTACTATCAGCTTCAGGGTTATATGTGGCTAACGGACAAACAAGAAGCTTTATTATGCTATTGTTTAGTTGATACACCTTTACAAATAGTAGAAGACGAAATAAGAAGGGAGCATTGGAAACAGAACTTAATAAGTGAAAGCGA